ATGGTACACGGAGTAGGGAAATTGACTTGCACCCCAGGGGGTATGGACAGGCGCGGAGGGGAGTACCACTAATATGCCCACATCTTACCACTACTACACCCATATCTCACCACTAATCCTAATTCTACATCAGCGTAGATATTATACATATATCAGACCATAGCTGAAACGTAGTGTGGGCGTGAGTTGCTATGTAATTTTTTTGAATAGGTAGTGCATATTTTTTGCACCTGTGTACGCTTTGTATAGCATTAAATTATTTTTACTTTGTTTAATTAATTTGCACTATATTTGCATTATGAGATTGGAAGACTTTGAAAGTACAGCGAAGAGCCCATTCAGTGTAGACCATAGGTATATACGCCCCTTCCCGGATTATGACGTAAATAAGTCTACTGGAGAGGTTAAGGAAAAGTCTAAGCTTGGTGATTTTCAAGAACATATAAGGATATTCCCAGAAGCCTATGCTGATTTCAAAGAACTCAATTCAATGGCAATACAGATAATCAGCTTCATATTCAGCGAGTTGTCTGACGATTCTGACATTGTGGTATTAAACGCTAAGTCGCTGATGGAGATGTATAATGTTACGTCTCGGAATAGCGTTCTAAGGGGCATAAAGGACTTACTGGTAAAGGGGTTTATAGCCAGAAAGAACTCGTTAGACACTTATTTTGTAAACCCTTCTAAGATTTTTAAAGGAAGCAGGGTAAAATGGTATAAAAACTTTTTAGATGAAAAATAGCAATACGTCTTTATTTGGGGTTATTTACGAGCAGGATGGAGAAAGGGTTGTTCAGAAATTCATGGACACAGGCTCTTCTGCTGAATATGAGGCAAAGAAGTACTCAAATAAGTTTAAGAAAAATGTGGAGTTATGGCACTTCCCAAGCTACGGCAGCCCTATTAAACTATGCACCGCTTTATACAGATTTTTAAAAGTTGTACGATGACATGCTATATTTGTGCTAATCCAGCTGAAAATTCCATTAGGGTACACGATTCTGTGACATTCTCTTATTGTGACGTACACAGAGCTGATGTAACTATAGGAATCAGCGACTTTGTTTTAAGGGGTACACTAGACAGGATAGAGGGCTTCAAGGAGGAGTATATAACTAAGTACAAAGGTTCAGCGTACAGAGAGTTTGAGAAGTGTAAAAGAATAGGTGAAATGTATGAAAATTACGACAGTAGTGTTACAGAACAGGCTTTATGACGGATTTGTCATACAAAAATACTATTGCAGTATGGGTAAAATAGAAGCTGCAAGGCCCGTAGGGGATTACCCTCCTTGACGGGTAGTGTGACGGTATGTCACGGGTTGGGTACTCGATTCCAACATCAGCTGAGTAGCTCAATGGTAGAGCGCCCTATGGTTGAAAGGGAGATTACGGTTCAATTCCGTACCAGCTACAAGATACATTTGGCTGATTATAAATTTTTATATTTAGCCAAAAGTCAACCTGACATAAATAATATAATATGCTAAAAAGAGCTTATAATCAAGGTTACGAAGATGCTAAACTTGGACATGTAAACGATGCTGATGAGTATGTGGCACAGGCAGAGTACATGCTTGAGGACTATATTGAGAATACCGCCATAGCGGAGTGCGACAAAATGTGGGGGTTTGGTAGTGGAATGGAAGACGCTTTTATAATGGGAGCTAAGTGGGCATTAAAGAACGCATAAATGGTATATTTGTACTTCTTATAACACATCAGCGCTGTAACTTAAAGGCAAAGGCTGGGTTCATAGCTCGGTTACTCCCGTTCGATTCGGGACGGCGCTACAATAAACAAATGTGTTTATTTTTTTAGGTATAAGTAAATGCATGAGTTTAATATGACAACAATATACGGACAGGTACCCAGTAAAAGCAACGGGTACAGGATTATCAGCATCAGGGGACACGGTTCGCTGGCCAAAACCAAGGAGCTGAAGGAGTACGAAAGCAACTTTGCCCTACAATATAAAAGACATAATAAAATTTTAGGTAACTTTGAAGTGGAGGTAGATGTTTACTTTCGGAGCAACAGGAGTGACTTGGATGGCATGTTTAAGGTTTTCCTAGACTGCCTACAGAAAGTGGAAGCAATAGACAACGACAGGTATTGCATGAAGATTGTAGCCAGAAAGTTCGTGGACAAGGAGAATCCTAGGCTAGAATTTAAAATAACAAAGATTGAGTAATGGCAAAGGCTACTGGTTCAGCAAATAAGGTTAACTTCGGAAAGCGGAAAAAAGGGAAAGCTAAGAAGTCAAAAAATAAACACGACAGAAAATGAAAAAAATTAAACTAAAGAAGAGTAAAACAGAAAAGTTTCCAGACATGAGTGGAGATGGAAAGGTTACTAAAAAAGACGTATTAATAGCTAAAGGAGTTTTACCTAAAAAAAAGAAATAACATGCCACAAGAAAAAAGAAAATTAACAGAAGCTGAAGTTGGAATGGCGAAGTCTTTGACTAAGCTGAAAACTCCTATGACTAAGAAAGAAGAATTGCAAGCTGTAATACAGAGGGCAAAACTCTTGAGAGGGAATAAGGAGCTGAATAAAGGAATGAAGCCTAAATATACGGGCAAGGATATGACTCCAGTAATGATGGTAAAGCAATACGAGAAGTCTGCTGCCCAGAAAAAACTAGACAAGCCGACTGAAGCAAAAAGAATTGTAGGAGTATTCTCAATGAAGAAAAAATGAGCGTAGCCGTTAAGACTAAGCCTGCATTGTGGGAATCAGCTAAACAGGAAGCTAAGAGCAGGATGGGTGGTAAACATTCTGCTAGGGCAATGCAATTAGCGGTTTCAATATATAAGAAAAAGGGCGGAGGCTACAAAGGAGAGAAGAGTGAGTCCAATAAGTTGTCAAAGTGGAGTAAGCAAGACTGGAAAACATCTTCCGGAAAGCCTTCGGAGGGCAAAAGAAGGTACTTGCCCGGTAAGGCATGGTCTGCACTATCAGCGGCTCAAAAAGCTGCTACCAATAGAGCAAAGGCTAAGGGAGGTAAAGAGGGGAAGCAGTTTGTTGCACAGCCTAAGTCGGTAGCTGACATAACTAAAAAGTATAGGTAATGTGCCCTATACACTATATAGAGCTAGACGAGGAAGGGTTTTGTAGTATTTGTTTACAGGAAAACAATAAATAATGGCAAAGATTAGGCTAAATAAAAAGCTGGAGAAAATGTATGAACATCATGAAGAGATGATGGACTGCATTGAATCAGCTGAAGAAGAAGTCGGACTTAAGAAGTTTGAGGAAGAGACAGAAAAGAAAGAAGAAGAACTTAAAAAAGCTGCATTCGCTATTGCGGTTGCTAAAATGAAAATGTATGGCAAAGGTAAAACTTAAAAAGCCGATTGAGTACAATACAATTGTACCAAGGCCTAAAGACAGGACGCAAAAGGGAGAACTGATTGTTGGAAAACAATTTGTAGTTAAACCTGTTGCTAAATTAAAGTGAGCGCACTAAACACACAAACCGGAGGAGAGCATTATAAAAAATATGCAATCCAGCCTATAGAGTTCATCAGCGCAAACAACCTTGATTACTTTCAAGGCAACGTACTGAAGTACTTATGTAGGCATAAGGACAAGAATGGAGCAGAAGACATAAAGAAAGCTATTCACTACCTTGAACTTATTTTAGAATTACAATACACAAACCATGAGAGCAAAACGCAAACATCTAATTGTCAAAGCGAACCCGGAGCAGAAGGAGTCGCATGAAATCCAAATGCCAGACGGCAGTACAATCAGCATTTATTTAGGTAGGAAGTTCGGAGAAAACAACAGAGAAGTTTACCCTAACGTATGTGAAATAATCAGCGTTGGTGACGAGGTAGCTGGAGTTTCTGTAGGAGACAAAATAATCCTGCACCACAACATCATTACAAACGAAGCTACCCATATTAAGAAAGAAGACGGGTATGTGTACATGGGCATACCAGCAGACGGACTGGTTTACGCCAAAATTAAAGAAGACGGAACGCTGATTCCACTATTCAAAAACCTAATAGGAGAGAGAATCGTAAAAGAGAAAGTTTCTCAATTTGAGTACGAGGACAGGACTGAGCAACACAAGTTTAAGATTCTTGCAGTACCAGAAGACTATTCTGACGTAGCAGCAGGGGACATAATACTGGCTTATAAGTACTCCGACTATGAAATGGTTTACCATCACAACAACAGGGAATGTAGGGCTATCAGAATAGCTGCTGATGACATCCTTGGAATATTCAACTAACATGGAAGAGAAAATAAAACAGCTTGAGCAGGAGATTCTTCTGTACAAGCAGGATGGTATGCATGCGCTATACTTTTCCCTAAATCGTAAAATGAACGAGTTGGCATCCTCCATGAATGGGTTTACTCTTGACTTCAAAAGTGACGACAAGTCTTTTGACAGGTTCCAGAAAGTCACTGGTTCGGTAAAAGACATGGTAGAATCAGCGGCTTGGCTTAGGAATAACTACATGAAAATGTCGGAAGAAGAGGCAAGAGAGGCTGAAAAGAAAGGAATACCACTTATTGAATTACTCGCTAAAGGCAATAAGAAATGAGTATAGGAAGAAAAATAAGCCACAAGGGGTTAGACTTAAAGTTTACCATAGACACCAGCGCTCTTGTTGACAAAATAAAAGACCAGTATAAACCTGTAGTTGACAATCTCAAGAAGCTTCTGGCCAAAAGAGACGAGTACATTTCCCGTATTCATAGAATGACTAAAGACCCAGACACTACCATATTTATGTTTACGAATGGTTTAAGGGTAGCAAGAAAGGCTAGGAAGGCGTTTGGGTACAGCGAAAAACAATACATGGCACTTTCTTTTATGTCAAGTACCAATATGTGCAGGGAGGAGTACCTGTCAAGGTTTTTGAATAAAATAGGCTACTCCAAAATAACCAAAATGGAGCTGGAGCATTTAGTTCTGGATGGGAGAATAGTTAAGCTGCAAAGACAATACTACGCCATTACGGACAAAGGCAAGAGTGTAGTCAACTCAATATACGCAGCATACAGACAAGACTTGGACTTTTACATAAAGAATAAAAAAGTTCCAAGGAAGACATCCATAAGAAACAATCCAGTCAAATATACAGAGGCTGAAAGAGAAAGGCGGTCTCAGGCATACAAGCTGATGATGCGTCCATTCTGGGACGGAGGCTACAAGGTTATGCCAAAAGACAGGGACATGAGAGTTAAGTACCTGCTTGGATGGATTGAGAAAAAGAAGACTGATGGATTCTTTGTAGACGACGTATACATGAGACTAGTTGAGAAATGGAGCGGCAATCCCACTCCAGTAAAGCTATAGTCGGCTAAATAAACTATATTTGTCGTAATAAACGGAATAATATGCAGTTCTCAAGTATGGATGAACTCCTTAGTATGTCTATGGACGCTCCTTCAAAGAAAAGAAGGATGGAGTACGGATTAAAGGTAGCGCAAGGTATATTTAATTCAGCTGACAGGAATACCGATGGGTATTATGGGAAGCGCTATAGGCAATGGAGAGCAAACAGAGACTTCAGCTATGGTACAAATAGCATGAAGGAGTTCATGGACTTGATGCGTATTGAGGGAAATCAATCATATATTAATCTTGACTGGACACCAATTAAAATTGCCCCTAAGTTCGTAGAAATACTTCTTGGTGGATTTATGAATAGGAAAGAGGTTCCTTCCGTTACAGCTGTTGACGACATGAGCACCAGCGCCAAAGAAGAAGAGAAGCAAGAGGCTAAGTTCCGCATGGAAAATAAGGAAAAAATCATGCAGATTGAGGCAGAGATGGGCGAAAAGATTGAAACCCAAAAGTATATTCCAGAAGACGAAGACGATTTGGCCCTGTATTTTGATTTAGAGTACAGGCTTCCAGAAGAAATATTGTTTGAGCAGCGCATTAAAAAGGTTTTTGACAACAACGACTATCCCGTAATGAAGCGCAAGATTCTAAGGGATTTGATTGACACCAACTTTGCTTGGACTAAACTTAGTTACGACCCGAATGACAACATAAAAATCAGCATACCGAAGCCAGACAACATGATTTATAACGTGTTTGAGTCTGACAGCGGCAGGGACATTTCATACGTTGGAGAAGTTTACCCAATGAAGATTTCTGTACTTAGGCGTAAGTACAATGTAGACGAAGAAACTTTGTTCAAATTGGCTCAAAAGGCCTCAAGAGAACTAAAAAGAAGCGAGAATCTGTATTGGAAGGACTCATACAAGTATACAGAGATTCGTCCTTATGACGACTATTCCGTACTAATTTTTGACTTTGAAGTTAAAAGCGTAGACGTAGAGTATTCGGTAAAGACTGAAAACAGATTCGGTAATTTGTTGGTTGTTCCAAAACAAGGAAAGCCAGTAGCTCCAAAAGGACAAGAAATTGTTGGAGAGGTTATTGAGACAAAGCGGATGAACATATACCAAGGAATTTGGGTATGCGACACCGACATCATGCTGAAGTGGGAAATTAGTCCTAATCAAATTAGGCCATACCAAAACGGAGTTGACGTATTCTTCTCTTATTCAGTCATCAGCCCTAACGCAACAGGTTCTCTAATCCCATCAATGATTGAAAGGGCGCTTGGCCCAATAAGGCAAATGGTTCTTATTCGCCTTAAGATGCAGCAGCTGATTGCTACAATGAGGCCAGACGGTTACATGATTGACATTTCTGGATTAAGAGATGTTGACTTGGGCTTAGGAGATTCTGTAGAGCCGCTGAAGCTGATGAAGATTTGGGACCAAACTGGTAGAGTGTATTATGATTCTACTGGAGATGACGGAGAAAGAAAGTCTCCTCCCATTACTCCGCTTCCGTCTAACCAGAACGTTTCAATGCTGAATACTTTGGTTGCGCAGTATAACTTTGAACTGGAAAGACTTAGGGAAGAGATGGGAATTTCTGAATACAGAGACGGTTCATCAATACCAGCAAAGACTGGACTTGGTGTAATGCAGCAGCAGGTTCAATCATCTAACAACGCAACAGAATACATTTATCAATCTTGCGTACATCTTCTTGAAGAGACTGGAATGAAGATTTCTATGATGCTTTGGGATTCAATAGTCCTAAAGGCTAAGAAGTTTAAGGAGTTTGAGGGTTATGAGATGAGCCTTTTGGACATGACTTTTGACGTAAGAGTTAACATGATTAATGACGACCAGAGCCGTGCTGAATTAACGCAGTTAATGAATACTGCACTTGCTGCTGGCATGATTACCTATGAGCAAGCCTTTAAAATTAAGCATATTGAAGATGTAAAGCTTGCCGAGTTGTACTTAGCAAGAAGCATGAAGAAGGCCAAGAAAGAAGCGCAAGAGACTGCCCAGCAGAACGCACAGATGAACGCACAGATTCAGCAAGAATCAGCTGCCGCTAAAGCGCAGGGAGATGCACAACTGGAGCAAATGATGGCAGAAAGCAAGATTGCGGTTAATAGAAGTAAGAATGACGGAGACAAAGAAATAGAATTAATTAAGTTTGCTACCACAATGTACGCTTCAGCAGTAGGCAAAGGAATTGAACTTCCTGCCGAAATCAAACAGTTTGCTGACACCATTTTGGGCAACGCAATTCAGCCACAAATGCAAGAACAAGCAGCACAGCAAGCTGCAATGGAACAGCAAATGATGGCAGAAGAGCAACCAATGGAAGAGCAGGTTACAGAGGAGCAAATTACAGAAGAAATGCCTCCCCAATAAATAGTTTGTGTGTGTTTCATGGTTACGGGCCGAGTTTTTACTTGGCCCTCTTTTTTTGTTAGTAAAAAAATTATTATATATTTGCTTAGTAGTTTAAGGACAAGTAAATCCTAAAAACAGTAATAAATATGGAAATAGTAGACATTGTGCAAGAATACGCACAAACACAAGAACCAACGCCACAAACTCAAGAAACACAAACAGAAAGCTCTTTAACAAATGAAACGACAACTACGGAGGTTTCTTCTGCTCCTGCTCCTGAAAGTGTTACCAACGAATCGGCTTACGAATCGTTACTGTCCGGTAAAACTAACATAAGCGAAGAGCAAAAGATAGAACCAACACTAGAGCCAACTACAGAACAATCAGCTGATGTTATTCAAATGAACGCAGCTGATGTTCAAAGTGAAGACGCTAGTGGAATGGAGGATGTTATTGATGAGGACGACTTCATCAAAAGCAAAACCGAAGGAAAGTTTTCTTCATGGGAGGAAGTGTACGAAGCTTTAGAGCAGCAGGCACAACCCAAGTTTGAAAATGAATTGTCAGAAGCCGTCTACAATATGCTTCTTGAGGGTAAGACAGAGGAAATTTTTGAAATTCTAGGCACAAAACAATTTGCTGATGATGTTCAAAACCTTCCAGACGAAGATGTCCTTAAAGCATATATCAAGGTTAATAACCCAGATTTTGACGACAATGACGTAGAAGACGAATTTAACGAATCTTATTCTATTGATGAGTACCAGTTTGACGAATCAAAGCTTAAGAGGGAACAAAAAAAGCTGTCCCAGCGCATTAAAAACGATGTGCAAGACGCAAAGCAGTTCTTTGAGAATCTAGCTCAGGACATAAAACTTCCTGAATTGTCTAGGCGACAAGTGGAACAAGCGCCACAAGAAGATGCAGAAATGGACGCAATGATTCAAGAACAAAGGTCATTGTATCTTAACTCACTTAATGGCGTAGAATCCAGAATTGGCACGTTGCCTTTCCAATGGAGAGACGACAAAGCTAATATGTCTGTCAATGGTAAGTTTGACATCCCTGCGCAGGAGTTGTCAAAATACAGGCAGGCAGCAGAGAACCTTGAAGACTATCAAGTAAACAGGTACTACAAAGACGGTCAGTACCAGTCAGACAAGATGGTTAAGGAACTTTACATAGCCGACAATTTTGACAAAATCCTAAATTCAGCTATTTCACAAGCGGTTAATCAAACCCGTTTAGAGATGCTGAAGCAGAGCAAAAACATTCAATCAGAACAGTTTACGTCTGGTACATTTAAACCAAATGCAGCGGATGACGAGAGAGCAATGCTCGACCAGTTATTCATGGGACATTTAAGAAGACAGAGTTAATAACTTTTAAAAACAAATAAAATGCCCAATTCATTCCCAGCATATAGCCAAGGTGCTATATCAAGTTCGGCAACAAACAGAGCTTTGTTGAACGACTTAAACATTTTTGACCGTTCTTTCGAGAAGAATCTCGTTAGAAAATACGGCGCAGAGAACTACGCTATCGTACAGATGGCCCTCGGTAATTCAGTTACTGAAGCCAAAAGCGACAACCGTTTGTTCTACCATTATGAGAAGCGTGGATTGCACCAAGCAGTTTCAGTAAAGGCAGCAGTTGTTGCTCCAGTAGCAGGCGCTAACGTTACCGTAACCATTGGTAGCTCTTCTGCAACCACTTTTGCAAATGACCCTTCTTACTACAGCTCATCACTTCCTCTTCGCCCCGGTGAAGTTGTTCGTATCATGACTTCTGGTATTGAAGGTCAAGTTGTTTCAGTTTCTACTGGAGCTTATCCTTTGACTGCTGTAATTCGTCCTCTTGTTGCAGCTCAAGCTTTTGTTTCAGCAGGTTCCGCCAACCTCCTTGCATCTGATTTCTTGATGCTTCGTGGTGCTGTTAACATCGGTGAAGGCTCTACAGTTCTTAATGGTATGTCTCCAATCTTGGATAAGATTGAGAACACCACTACAGAGCACAGGGACGACTTCACTATCACTGACAGGGCTTCAATTGAGAAGAACGAAGTTGATTTCGGTAACGGAAACTTCTACTACTACTACCTCGCCCAAGACGACATGAACAGGCGTTACATGAACAATGCTTTCTTCAAAATCATGGAAGGTGTTGCTGTAGATAACATTACCGGTACTGTTGGTACAACTGGTGTTATTCCTCGTGTAGCTGCTGGTGGTAGCACTATTCAGTACACTTCTGGCCAGTTTGGTGGTGTTTCTGGAACTGACATGTCTAACATGCAGACAATCACTCGTTCTTTGAACTTCTACGGTGGTTCTGGCGAGTACCATTTCTTGCAAGACATCTATCAGCGTCAAGAGGTAAACAACCTTCTGTTTGGCAAATACAACAACGGTGCCATTTCTTATGGTTCTGTAGGTGGAAGCCAAGAAGCTGCTGCATCTTATGGATTTAGCTCCTTCATGATTGATGGTTATACTTTCCACTTCTTCTTGAACAACATGTTCAGCCCAGAAGCTGTGTACCATATCAATCCGGGTGCTTTGACTCCTGAGAAGCGCAACTACGGTGTATTGATTCCTCAGAAAATCAACAGCGATGCTAAGACTGGTAAGCAGTTCCCTAGCTTCCAAATTGTATTCCAAGAGGTTAACGGACAAAGGATTTTGACAACCGAAACTGGTATGCTTGCTCCACAGAACAAGACCACTACGGCTAACAAGACCTTGTCGATGCTCTCATTTCCTGGCGTACGAGTTTTTGCCGCCAATCAGTATGCAATTGTCGAAGGTATCTGATAATCAATCAGTTACGCATAATAATAAAAGCTCAACCATTAACTTGGTTGGGCTTTTTATTTATAATTTATTTTATACTTTTTATACAATAAGCGTGACTTTTTTATTGCCGAAACAATAGAAGGAGGTTTGCTGTTTATTATTTTTGATAATTCTGTTACCGAACTTGATTCGAATACTTCACCAGAAATAACATCTGTGACAGTCAGCGGTCTTATTTTTTCATTTATATACCTCCTACGAATCTCATCATTAATTCCTTCTGTTACATTTTCTTTATAAATAAATACATAACCCTTTACTGTTTTATTTTTATTGTGAAGAGAGTTTCTAATCAGCATCTTAGTAAGTCCCATTTGTATTGCTGCTTCCATTGCTGATGGGTATTCGGCTATAAATCCGTTTTTGTCATATACCATTACGGCTTTAGCTTGTTCAGCATAATGCTCCCTTAGTTTTAATTTTACTGATTCTGGCCTTTTCACTCCTTTCTTCATTTCCGAAAAGAGCTTCTTGTGCTCTTCATCCCATACATGCCCCGGTCTTCCTTTCATCTTATCCTTTGCCTCCTGCGTATGCTTATAGCCTATAGGACTTCCTGCTTTTCTTGCTATGTTAAATCCATTGTCATCAAATGGCTGAAAAATGTCAAGGTATAGTTGTTCTACCTTCAGCAAGTCTTCCTTCTCGCATGCATGCACAGCGCTGAATGTTAGGTGTTCTATTCCGTACTTATTTGCAAAATTCTTCAGCTTAGGATTGCATCCTTCGTTATGAGTTATTTTCTTCTTGTGAACAGCGTACCTTTGCTTGAATGACGTTGCGCTTCCTATGTATACTCTTGCGTCAATGTCGTTTGTTATAACGTAGATTCCTGTTTTTGACTTAAGGTTGTTTATGTAGTTCATATTGCAAATATACAAACTCCTAGTTAACTAAAGAATTATTTCTTATTTAATTAAATATTTTTAGCTTTGTTAAGCATGACGTGTTTAGTGTTTAATTGTTTAAGGCTGGGTTTCTACCCGGCCTTTTTATATTAAAGTTTGGCACGTTGTTTGCAATAAGTATATTTGTAACAAGTTATTTAACTAAAAACAATAATTATGTCGAAAGCAACATCCGAGTTGGCAAGTACACCAACTCAAGGGACGCAGCCTTCTTTAAGTTTTAAGAAAGCTACTACCAAAAAAACAAAGAAGAAACCAGACATGTACGTATTTAGGCTGGTTTACGAACATCCAAAGATGTATGAGGGTTCTAGCATTTTTCCTCCAAGGTTTACTGTAACTAATCAAGACAATGTTTTGTTTAATTATGGTAGTGAAGATGAGCCAGATTTTAGGCCAAGGCAAATTAGGTACTTGGATGGCTTCCCTACAATCTTTGTAGACGAGCAAGAAGAAAAAAGTAACATTACTGATTCTGTTACCGGAAATCCAAAGAACGTCATCAGCTTTGACAACGGGCACTTAACCGTACCAGCATGGAATAAGCCTTTGTATGACTTTCTTATGGCATCTAACCAATGCGAGCAGAATAAAAATAAACTAAAGCAAGTTAAAAATACATTTAGGCTGCTTGATTTTGCTAACTCTGACGTTGACGTTGTAGAGATTGGCAAGAGAAAAGACTTAGCTTATGACATGGCCCGTAACGCCTCACTTGATGAGATGATTCCACACGCAAAATTCCTAGGTATTTCATTCGTTCACGCATCAACTGGAGAAGAGAGAGATTGGGATGCGGTTCGTGAAGATTATAAATCAAAAGCGCTTGAAAATCCAGAAAACTTCCTTTTATTTGCAAACAACCCAAGAATTAAGACAATCTTCTTGATTGAGAAGGCTCTTGAAAGAGGGGTTATTACAACAAATCTAGTAAAAGGGCAGCTACATTGGTTAAGTTCAAAGCAGCTGATTACTCCGCTGGACACAAGTAAAAATGTAAAAGAAGCTATTGCTGACTTTGCCACAACCGAAGAAGGGGATTCTTTTCTTAGGACACTCAAAGTTCAGTTAAGTCTGTAACGTTCATAAATTTAAGGTTAACGAGGCTGGGTTTCTACCTAGCCTCTTTTTTTTTCTTATATTTGTATAAATTAGCATGCATGAATGTCAATGATGTCTATAGTTTAATGCGATTCATTGCAAGAAAGAATCAGCTGACGAGTTTGTCTCCAGCTGAATTTCAGTATGCGTT